CAGCGGCCTGGCCCTGCCGCACATCACCCTCACCCGCCTGGACGGCGACCAACACCGCTACCTGCAGGCCGACCGCGACAGCTACAGCGGCGTGCGCGCCTACTACTACGAGGTCAACAGCGCCGCCAAGAAGGAGGCCATCGCCGGCGCCGCCGGCAACCTCAAAGACCTGCGCCACACCTACACCGACCAAGCCAGCGCCCTGGCCGCCGCGCGTGGCGAATGGAGCCGCCTGCAGCGCGGCAGTGCCAGCCTCAGCTACACCCTGGCCAAAGGTCGCCCGGAACTCATCCCCGAACTGACCTACAGCCTGCTCGGCATCAAGGCCGAGATCGGCGCCACCGTCTGGCTCGGCGCCAACATCAGCCACAGCTTCAGCGCCGAGGCCTACACCACCAGCCTGGAGCTGGAAGCCAAACTGCCCGACGCCGAAGAGCTGGGCGAGCTGGCCGACGCCAGCGGCACCTACAGCGGCGTAACCGCCTGGTACCGCGACGACAAAACCGGCGAACAGAAGCAAATCAGTGCCGGCGACCAAGCCAACCCCAAACGCCTGACCCACCTCTACGCCGACAAAAGCAGCGCCCAGCGCGCAGTGGACCGGGAATGGCAGCGGCTGCAGGCCGCCAGCGCCCCGCAAACCCTTGTATAAATACTTATAAAATACTTATAATGCAGCCACGCACAAGGGGCCGCACATGCATGCAATCAACTGGACACGCAAAGCCGTCAAGCAGCTCGGCAAGGTCGCCAAGGCCGACCAGGGCAAAATCTACGACGCCGCCCAGGCCCTGGCCCACATGCCCAACGTCCAGAATGTCAAAGCCCTTGTGCGCCACCAGTACGGCTACCGCCTGCGCGTGGGCAACTACCGCGTCCTGTTCGACTGGGACGGAGCCGTGCGGATCGTCAATATCGAAGAGGTGAAAAAGCGCGATGAACACACCTACTAACGTGCAGATCATCAACGGCCCGGACGGCGCGCCGGCCTTCGTGGTTATCCCCTACGTCGACTACGTGGCCAGCCACCCGCGCGACGACCTGGTGCCCAACGAGGTGGTGGGGCTCATGGTCAAAGAAGGCCTGACCGCCGTTGGTGCCTGGCGCCGCCACCTGGGGCTGTCGCAAACCGACGTGGCCGAGCGTATCGGCATCAGCCAGGCCGCCTACGCCCAGCAGGAGCAAGCGCAGCGGCCACGCAAAGCAACGCGCGAGAAAATCGCCGCCGCCTTCGGCATCAGCCCCGAGCTGCTCGACCTGTAAACAAAAAGCCCGCATCTGCGGGCTTTTGTTTGGTTGGATGGCGGTGAAGGCGGCTTACCCGCCAGGGATGAATCGGGCAGCGGTAAAGGCGATCCCCGCGAGAACAACTGCGGTACCGACAAACCACTTGGTCTGAGCGCCGAATTCGCAGGCAATGGCGGTCTTGATTTCACCCACGCTGGTCCCTGCCTTCTTTGAATGCCGCCTTTACGCCGACACCTGTCTCTCCGAGTTGCACCAAGCGCAAACGCGCTAGGCCGAACGGCTAAGCGCGGCAACCGCGGCGGCGAGTTCCTGGAGCTGGTCTTCGATGGCGCTCAGGCGTTTCTTTTCCTGAGCAGCGCGCTGTATTTCCCGTTGGGCGTCCTCGTCCAGCTCCCGCCACAGCGCCAGCATGGCGTGCTCGCGCGGGTCGCCCTCAGCGCCTGCGGCCCCGCCCTGCAGCCCCGCCTCGCCGCCGTCACGGCGCATTGGGCCTTCGCCGGTTAGTAGCCAGTCAGTAGATATACCCAAATGGGTGTTTATAAGGCTGAGCGATTTCGTGTTCGGCTCACGCTCCCCGAGCAAGTAGTTCTGCAGCGTCCTGTAGGCAATGCCGCTCTTATCGGAGGCTTCCTTAATGCTGAGCCCCATGGAGTCAATCGCCAGACGCAAACGCTTTTCTACACCCATTTTTTCATAGACCCCGTTGACGCACTCGTTTGGGTGCGTATACTGCGAACAACTGAGTACATATTACATAACGAGGGGACGCCAAACCATGAGCCAGTTCTACACCACCTACGCCGCCCTGGTGGCGCACCTGCAAGAAAGCACAGCCGGCGGCGAGCGCAGCGCCGCGCAGCTCAAGCTGCTGGGCATCGCCGACGCCTATCTGCAGCCGCTCAAAGACATTCAGTCCGCCGCGCGCATGGCCGGGGTGCTGGCTGAAACCCTGGACGCCGCCCATGACGAGCTGGACATCCACTGCCCGGACATCCCCGAGCCGCTCAACGACCTGCTGAATGGCAGCGTCAACGGCAGCGTCAAGGCCCTGCGCGGCATGGCCGCGATCCTGGCCAACTGATTAACCGGAGCACACCCCATGACCAAACTACAAATCCGCGCACGGCTTATTGAGCAGGGCTACAGCCTGCGCCAGTTCGCCATTGCCAACGGTTACGAGCCGCGGGCCGTCACCCAAACCATCGACCGCTGGCTGGGCTCGGAAACCCTGCCCAACGGGCGCATCGCGTTTTCGGTCATGCATGACCTGTCCATTGCCGTGGGCGAAGAGCTGATCCCCGGGCTGCTGAAGCACCCGTTTGCCGCAAGCACCGCCAGCGCCCAGCAAAGGAGCAACACGCCATGAGTCGTCACGCTGCAGCGCAGGGCTTGAGCGCCAGTCAGTCTTTGCCTAAGCGGCTTTTGACCCGTTTCAGCACGGCCGCTACATCGTCCACGGCCAGCAGGATGTCAGCGGCCTTAACCGTTACGCCTGGCTTGAAGCCTGCGCTGGTAAGCCTTTCTGTTGCTTTGCCGCGCATGGCGGCCACGAGCTTTGCCTGGCGCTCCAGCAAATGCCCCACCAGCTCATCAATGTCTTTTTGCGAGTGAATTGCCATGACCAACCTCAGTAATGAAAAAAGAAAAAGCCTGCTGCGCTGGGTGTGCATCGCTGAACAGCGGCTCGCCACGCTAAAGCAGGCCGTTATTGACGCCAACGGTGAGCCTGCAGGCCTGGATATTTGCCTGGCCATCGACGATGCCATCACCCCGCTGCGCATCGCCCTTGGAGCCGCCGAAGACACTCGGCGCGTCATAAGCAAGCAATCCCGGAGCACCTACACCGTGTACAAGGCCAACACCCTTGGGCAGCTGATCGAGCTGGACATCCCAGCGGATGCCGTCAAATCCCCGAGGGAAACCGAGGCGGCTTTTTACGCTCGCGTCGCCGTGGCCCAGCGGATCATCGAGCCGCAATAGCGTAAGCGCGGTGCCAGCTGTCATCACGAAACGGCCCCTGAATCAACGCTTTAGTCATTTGCAAACGCACGCTTGTTCTTAAGGAGAACACAATGAATAGCACAACCCAGCTCATCCCGGTATTCAACGGCGAACTCGACGGCCGCAGCCAGCAGCTGTGCGATGCCAAAGACCTGCATGATTTCCTCGGTGTACAGACCCGTTTCAACGACTGGGCTGCCCGCCGTATTGAGCAATATGGCTTTGTTGAAGGTGAGGACTTTTACTCAGTTTTGAGTAATAGGGCTGGCCAAGAAAACACGGTTTGCTACTCAGAGATGAGTAGCAAAACCGAGCGCCGTGGTGGTCACAACCGCACCGATTACCACCTCACCCTCGATATGGCCAAAGAGCTGGCCATGGTCGAGAACAACGACCAGGGCCGCCAAGTGCGTCGTTACTTCATCGCCCTGGAGCGCCAGAAACAGGAAAGCCGAGGCGCCTCCTACCTGACGGTAAGCCAGCAGCTGGCCATCCACCGCCAGGTGCCCAAGCTGCTCAGCCAGCTCAAGGCGGAAACCGCCCCAGCCGTCCGCGCCACCCTGCATGCCCAGCTGGTGCAGCACTGCCACCTGCTGGCCCTGCCGATCCCGGCGCTTGAGGCTGTAGGCCGCAGCCAGCATGAAACCGCCGACCTGTTCCCGGCCCCGCGGGGCTAACGGAAGGCCGCGCAGCACATCGATTACGCGGGCACTGCGTCACCTCATGGACTGAGCGTAGACCAGAACCGCAGACCAGTGAGCAAAGGGGGATTTATGAGTGGGGTAAATGGGGGCGGTGGCGGCTACCGCTGCATCTGTCCGGCGTGCGGGCATCGCATGCGGATACGCAACAGCGCGGTGCAAACGCCGATTTTCAAGACCATGTACGCGGAGTGCACCAACCTCGGCTGCGGCGCCACCTACGTGGGCAACCTGGCGTGGGAGTACGAACTAAACCAGAGCAAGCACGTGCGCCCCCTGGTGCAGCTGCCGCCTGCGCCGTTTGCCAGCCGCCACCAGGCCGCGCTGGACAGCCGCGAGAAAACCGACCAGCTCGACCTGCTTGACCACTTGCTTGACCCGCACGCCCAACCCGACCAGGAGCGAAACCAATGAGCCACGCCATGGAATACCGCGACAGCATGCAGCAGGCCGCCCGCGGCTTTATCGAGCGGCATCAGGCCGAGCACCTGGGCGACGAGGCGCAGCTGTTCGAGCGCGCCGCTCGTTACCTGGTGCAGGTGATGGAGGTGCCGGTGTTTATGGCTCAGCGCCTGGTGCACCTGGCGCTGAGCGACCTGGGCGCAACCAAGCCGGCCCTGCAGGGCTGGGACCTGGCCAGCGGCCCCGACAGCGGCAGCGTGCTGCTGATCGACCGGCGCAGCGGCGAGCGGGCGGTGATCCCGCTGCGCATCTTGCCGAGCCGTTTGCTCGCCAGTCACGCCCTCTAACCCTTTTGCCTGTGTCTTTGCCCGCCCGCTGTGGGCAGGGGCAAGTTGCGCCCGCTTGGTGACCTTATGAACGACATCACTGTTTCCATCCAGCTCGACCCGGACCAGGCCCGCGCTTACCTGCGCTGGCTGGTCTGCCAGTACGAACAGGCCATGGCCGCGTGCTGGTACAGCGACCAGTACCGCTACGTGCCGGAAGGCTTTCGGGGCCGGCGCGTGCTGGACGACCACCCGCACATCGCGGGCATCAGCCGCAGCGCGCGGGAGTTGCGCAAGCAGCTGGCCCTGCTGGAGGTGCAGCCGTGAGCCTGGGCGTGCCTGTCGCCGTTGCAGGCGCAACCATCACTGCCGTGTGCGCGGCGCTTAACGCGGGGGCTTGGGGTTAGTCATGCAAGAGAAACTCAGGGCCGAAGTGCTCACCCGCCTTAACCGTGATTACGGGCTGAGGCACGTTGCCGGCACCACCTATATGCGCAAGGGCAAGTGCCCGGTTTGCAACAAGCTGGAGCTGTACACCTTTCACGACAGCCCGTGGATGCTGATTTGCGGGCGCGGCAAGTGCGGTGCGCAGTACCACATCAAGGACGTTTACTCCGAGCTGTTCAGTGATTGGAGCGAGCTGGCCCCGGCCACCCCGGAGCAGCCCACTGCCACGGTGCGCGCTTACCTGGAGTTCAGCCGCGGCTTTCGCCTGGAGCTGATCGAGGGCTGGTACAGCCAGGAAAACTACTGGAGCCGCGAGCTGAGCGCGGGCAGCGCCACGGTGCGCTTTGCGATGCCGGGCGGTGGCTATTGGGAGCGGTTGATTGACCGGCCTGAGCGTTTCGGCAGCCGCAAGGCGGGCTTCAAGCCGGGCTACAGCTACAAGGGCAAGTTGTGGGTGCCGCCCTGCGTGGACCTGCTGGAGGTGGATGAGCTGTGGATTGTGGAGGGCATTTTCGATGCCATCGCCCTGCTGCACCACGACATTCCGGCGGCGTCGATGATGTCGTCGGCACCCTTCCCGGAGGAGGCGTTGCGCGCCCTGCTCAAGGATCGCCGCGAGGCCGGTGCACGCCCGCCGAAGCTGGTGTGGGCGCTGGATAATGAGCCCGTGGCCCGCGCCAATATCTGCAAGTGGGTGGCGCAGGCCCGTGCGCTGGGCTTTACCTGTGAGGCGGCGCAGATCTCGCAGCGCGGTAAAAAGCTGGACTGGAATGACCTGCACCAGCGCTGGGCCTTTATCGATGACGCCGAGCAGCGCGCGGCGCGTGTGGCGGCTGACCTGGACGAGGCGCGCTACCAGGGCGCGCTGCTGATCGCCGAGACGGCCGCCGAGAAGGGCGTGCTGATGTACCAGCGCACCGAGTGGCGGGAGTTCCACTTCGGCTTCGACCGCCGGCTTTACTGGTGGTCGCTCGACCTGGACAAGTACAACAAGGCGGTCCAGGCCATTGAGTGCGACGACGAGGGCGACGACCGTGAGC